AACCTTCCAAATCAAACATCATATTGCGTAAATTACCGAACAGCATCTTCGCTGTTTACTGGGTTAATTGCCTCCACTTATTTTGGAGCCACGCACGATACAACTAAACAGGCGGCACAGAATTTATTGGATTTACACATTTTTTCTTCCCCTAGTGGAACTCCCTATGCCGTAATTAGAGATCCAATAGATCGGTTTATTTCTTCTTACGCACTTTGCACAGGAGGAGTCCCCGCTTGGTTGCCTGTAAATCAGTTTATTTCATGGCTGATTCAGCAAGACAAAACCAAACTAAATCCTCATTTTATGCCTCAAGTAAATCTTGTAGGAATACCAGAACCAACTGGAATTGTTTATTTTGATTTTGCAAAAGACCTAACCCTGATGGCAGTTGCTCTTGGTCTGCCAACTCCACTTCCTTCTGTAAACGTGACTAATCCTTCCAACAAGCCAACCCTAACAGCAGATCAAGTCACCACGCTTAAGAATTTTTATTCTGATGACGTAACGCTATATTCTAAATTATCTTCCCAATAATGCACTCATCCGGGTCAACTCATCCAAACATCCTCTTGGCAAGCGTGGGTCTATTTGTGGCCTCCCTTGTTCCAGAAGTGCCGTCATGGGCGCAATGGTTGTGTTTGATCCTATCCGCTATAGCGTCCGTATTGACCATCCTAAAGCAACTGAAGAAATGAAAAAAATTGCAGAGTCAATCTTGCCATTATTGGGAGCAATCCTGGCTTGCTTGTCTGGTTGCGTCAGTTCCCCCAAGCACTCTAGCGTCCAGTTCACTCCCCCCTCCTACGTCAAGGCATACACGGCAGTATCAAAAGCACAGGCAACTGCCAGCAATCTTCAATCAAAGGCTCCGGCAGAGCTTAAGCCAGCCGTTAAGGAGATACAGGGCAACCTAGAGGATGTGCAGATGGCATTGGACGAATACAAAGCGAACGTAACCAAACAAACTGATCTTCTCAATACCTCCATCGAGGAGAAGAATGACGCTCTAGCCAAGGCAGAATACTGGCACTCCAAACAAACCAAGGCATTGCGTGAGTTGTGGGTGTGGCGTTCCATTGCCATTGTCAGCGTTCTTGCCGTAATTGGCTACATTGGGATTAAAACGTCATGGCGTTTTCTTCTGTAAAGCCAAAGCGCGGAGATCACAGAGAAGATGGTAAGGTCTTTTTGAGATTTCACCCAAAAGCACCAAATGGTGAAATTTGGTCAAGCGTAGAACAATTAAATAAAGAACGAGCTAAAGATAAAACACGTTCAAAAAAAAGATATAAAGAAAACCCAATTAAATACCAAGATAGCAGGTTAAAATGGGGAAAACAAAACCCAGAAAAAAAGAAACGAGTAAACAAAAACTCGGTTCTGAAATGCAGATATGGCATATCGCTAGAAATATATGAACAAATGCTTAAACAGCAAAATGGAGTTTGTGAAATATGTAATCAGAAATGCAAAACAAAACCTTCATTGTCTGTAGATCATTGCCATGCTACACAAAAAGTAAGAGGGTTGCTTTGCCACGCTTGCAATACAACAATAGGACACATGAAAGATTCTACTGAATTGCTGTTAAAGGCAGTAAAATACCTTGAAAAATACAAGACAAAACATAATTGAGTCAAAGCTCATACAAAAGCCATTGGATAGCAAAAAAGCGATTTACGCACTTATTGCCGCTTGTTCTGTGCTTATTGTATTTGCTGTTTCTGCTTTTCTTATTTTGTCTCATTCTGAACAGGCTAAAGAGGTTGTAGAATTAGCCAATCTAGTCGTTCTTTTTTTTGGTGCTTTAGTTACAACATTGATTACTGGCACAGCCGCTATGGATTGGAAAGCAATCTCCGCACTTCAGCACATTGATCAGGACGAGAAGATTGAATCAAACCAAGCTCTACCGGAGGAAGTGAACGAGCGTGTGGTGAAGCCTCGATATTTTGATTCCAATGACCGATAGGTTCAAGAATGAGATCATACCTTGGATATTCAAATGGGAGGGAACCACGTTTGAAAATGACCCGGATGACCCAGGAGGAGCTACCAAGTTCGGGATAGATCAACGCTCTCACCCTCACGTTGACATCAAGAATCTGACTGCCGATCAAGCTGCCGGAATCTACTGGACTGAATACTGCAATCTACATTGCAACGAGTACGCACCGCAGTTTGATTGGGTGTATTTCAACTGCTGCGTGAACTGTGGCGTTGGTCGTGCAACCAAGATAAAATCTAGGTCTGGAGTTGATGCTTCTAAATTTTTGGATATTCAAGAAGAGTTTTACAGAGCATTGGCAGAATCTAGACCATCATCAAAAAAATATTTAAAAGGATGGTTGGCTCGCACTGAAGACTTGAGGGAGGTAGCTGGATTGGCATAGCTCTCCGCAGGAGGCGATAGGGGATACATAAGGGGATTCTGCCCAACCCATGTCAAGCCTAAATCAAGGGTATGGAAATATTTTTATTTTTTCTTGCAACCCAATAATCCCCATTCCATTCTCACCCCGCCATGACAACCAAATCCAAATCCCCTAAAACGAACGTGCCGTTGAGTGCCAACGGAAGATTGATTGCCCTCAAGAATCGTGTTGATGCGATTTCTCATGAAGTGACTGATCATCATTGGGAATACAAGGCACTCAATGAGCGAGTGACGATTGTTGCATCCATTGCTTGCTCTGCCCTTCTTGTTGCAATTGTGGAGGGCTACATCATTGTTACACGACTTTACTAATGATTGCCGCATCAGCACCTTTAAGCCCGGAGGAAAAGGTGGAGATACTGCTTGAGACTCTTGAGCATCTCCGCAACACCCTGGATGAAGCAATTTCCTATATCGACGATTCCACAGTGGAAGTTGACGATAGAGGATAAACAAAAAACACAAACAACAATGGAAAAGAAAACACCCTGTAAGAAACCCTGCAAGAAAGAGGATAACGATCACACGTTTCGTATCGTGTGGGATCATGAAATTAGTGAGAAAATCTTTCAGCTTGAGGCCAAGATTCTCTCTGCCACAATCATAGTTCTGGTCAATATCCTTCTGGGTATCGGAACGATCACCGCTATTCTGTTCAAGAAATGAGCGAACCAACCATCCAAGCCCAGTATGCGGCGGCACTTGTTGCCGCTATTGGTGAGCTTTCCAATGTGGCTAAAACGGCATCCAATCCGTACTTCAAAAGCAAGTACGCTCCCTTGGACGCAATCGTGGACGCAACCCGTCCGGTGCTGGCAAAGCATGGTTTGGCAATCCAGCAGACCCCGGTGTATAGGGATGGTCTTGCAGGAGTGGTGACGATCATCACTCATAAGGCCGGACACTTGGAGGATTCAGAGCTTCTGCTTCCCCTTAAGGATCAGTCTCCTCAAGGAGTGGGGAGTGCTATCACCTACGCTCGACGCTATGCCCTTGCAGCAGTGTTGGGTCTAGCCACGGAGGATGACGATGATGGCAATGCTGGTTCCGGTCTTGGAAAGCAGGAGGCCAAGCGCATCACCATTCAGAACAACATTCAATCTAGTGAGCCAGATCGTCCGGCTATTGCAAAGGTGATGGACAAGAAACAGGAAGCTCCTCGTCCGGCACAGGAAGCGTCCTCTACCTGGCGCAACGTGGAGATCACGGATGTGAGGGTGGCGGCAAAGTCCAAGGATGGAGCCGCAAAGAAGTGGGTACTTTACTCCGTTCAGTTTGACGGGAAAGCGGAAGCCCTCACCTTTGACGAGAAACTCTTCACGCTGGCCCAAGAGCTTTCTCTTGGTAAGGTGGATGCAGGGGTTGCTCCGGGCAAGAAAGACCCTTCCAAGTGGGAACTGGTTAGCTTGGCTCCCACCACGGGTGCATCAGCAAACATAACCTCCGATGAAAAAGCGTAAGTCTGGGACAAGGGGGGCGCAAGCCCCCCATATCGGAACCAAATATGAGAAATTTCTGGCAGTTTCTTGTTCGCACGGCAAGTACGCAGATCCCTCTGCGATTGATGCAGTGCTTTCGTTCCGTGATAGGTGGTCACCATCAATCTGTGTCCATCTGGGGGACTGGTGTGATACTACTGCCTTTCGATCAGGTGCGGCTGGAACTTCGGATGAATCGGAGCCAGTTGCCCCAGACATTGATGGCGGGATTGCATTCCTGCAAAAATTACGGCCAACTCATGTGCTGGATGGAAACCATGAAGACAGAATACCCCGACTGCTCAATTCAAATAACGCACTTGTCGCATACGCAGCGCATCAAGCCACCAACTTCATTGACGAGGCTTTCGTCAAGATTGGTTGTAGAAGGATTCCGTATGCTGGAGTTTATCAGAGGTATGTGGTTGGTGATGTGACCTTCACACATGGTACGATATATAACGAAAATTCTGCAAGGGATATGGCAGAAATGTATGGAGGTAAGGTCATATTTGGGCACACGCATCGTAGCTCTATGGGGGAAGGACGCACCCTCAAGGAAAGCACCGGATACTGCGTCGGTACGCTTACTCGCAGAGGTGAAATGGATTATGCAAAGGCACGGAGAGCAACCCTTGGATGGAGACAGGGATTAGCCTTTGGGGAGATCGGGCCAAAGGATAGTGCCGTGTGGTTGTGTGCCAGGGGAGAGTTTGAAAAGGAATGGAGGATGCCGCTATGAAAGGCAATGATTGGTCTGAACTGATCGTTCAGCTTCAAAAGAAAGAGGAGGAAATCCCAGAAGAAGGATTCTTTACCAGATCTCAGTACGAGAAGAAATGGAATGTTAAAAGCTGCGAAACTCAATCAAGGCTCAACAGGCTTCTTGAGGCCGGACTTGCAGAAACAAAAAAGTTTCGGGTTCAAACCGGAACCAGAGGGCTTTACCCAACCCCACATTATCGAATCAAATGAAAAAACAAAATTCAGACTCACACATTGTAGAAGAGTATGTTGATTTGGCTGGCCCTTACAATCCTGCCGTGGAAAACCACATGGTTTGGCTTGAGACTGTGGTGAATGACATGAAGCGGGGGAATATCCCCTACCAAGTGATCACCAAGGACAATGGGTACTTCGTTCAACGCACAGGGATGATCTTGCCTAAATCCAAGAAATGAACCCCGGACTCAATGAACTGATTGTCATTGCTTGCGTGGCTGGAGCCATAGCAATCATGATCAACTTCCCCCAACGATGAAGTTCAAATCACTTGGACAGCTAGAGATTAATGGTGATAAATGGAAGGTAGGTTATGGACATCCAGGCTTCACCAATGGAAAAATCAATGATGGGATATGTGATTACGAAAGAAGGCGTATCGTCATCCATCGTGGATGCACTCGCAGTCTCTTGTCTGTGCTGGCACATGAAACAATCCATGCTTCAATGCCATTTGTTTCAGAAGAGTATGTTGATACCACAGGTGAGCTTATCTCTCAAATTCACGATATCTTTTCCAAAGAGCAGTCTGCCGGACATGGGGGAGGAGGTTCCTTGGTATGAAGATGAAGAAGATGAATAGCGTGGACTTCTTTGAAGAGTGGTTCAACACGATTGGGGTGAGAACCTATAGCCGCAACCACGGGAATGCTGACGGGCATCGTGACTACTTGAGCATGGCATTCCTTGCTGGGTGGTATGCCCATGATCGAAATGAAGACACAATCAAGGAGCTTCGGGAAGAGAACCGGAGACTTAAAGACGAAATCAACTGCCGACTAACATGAGCCTACTTCAAATATCCAGAAATGACCAAGTGCCTCCCGGCAATTACCGCTTCACAGTACCGGAGACGGGCTACCATATCGGGGGACTCTTCACCATCAATGAGCTTTATGAAAAGGTGGAACGACACTATAAGGACAACAACATCACTCTTCCCGATAACTGGAGGGAGTTGGTTATGGATCAGCTTTGCCGCCAGCTTCCAGAGGGATGGTGCTATTATTCTGATGGCAAACAATACGAGGGCAACGATTCAATTCTCTCCTTTGACAACATCCTAAAGGGGGTAAAGAGCTTGGCAGCAATTGCCAAATCTGCCGCCACCGGAGAGGAAGTGTTTGTGGATGAGTCAGAAGCAGAAGAGAGGGCCAAGATTTGCTCTCGTTGTTATTACAATCAAAAGTCTCAATTTTGCATGGGTTGTGGAGGAGCTAGGGTGATATTAGATATGGTTGGGGAGATCCGTGGACAGAGAAAAACATCCCTTGATTATGCCCTACAGAACTGTGGGATATGTGGTTGCAGGAATGATGCCATTGTCCATGTCAAGAAAAACCTCTTGCTATCCGGTGAGAAATTAGAGACAACTAACAAGCGTCCCGATTGGTGTTGGATGAGAAATGATGACCTATCGGAAGCTGCCTCTAAACTCCATATATGAACACAAACCAACCCTACGGACTTCTTGATCTGGACGTGGACGAAAGTCCAGAGGTTCCTAAAACTAGGATTAAGAGTGCTTCCAATGCGAGGGCCATGTTGTTCATGCTGATTGACGATGATCAGATCGCCTCTTATCGACGCTCCCAAGTGCAGGGTCAGATTGATGGAAATGCTCCATTTAATGATACCCAACTCAAGGAGATGGGTCAGGGGGATAGGATCAATGTGAACTGGGGTCATGCTGAAGCCAAAGTTGAGGCAGCAGTTATTCCCTATTTTGACATCCTCACTTCCGTGGGAAACTACGCCACGATCCGTACCAAATATGGCAAAGATATGGGGAAGAGGGAGGAATGGAGCCGGATTATCTCCGACGAGTTCCACACCTTGTTGGATAAAACCAACCCCAAGTTTATCCAAGAGCATCAGGTTTGCCACAAGCAGTTGGTGATTCATGGTCAGGCTTGTATGTTCTGGCCCGATGCTATGGACTTCAGAGCAAAGGCCGTGGAGCCTTGGCAGTTGATCGTGCCAAAGGGCGCATCAGTTGATTGGCAGAACTGGGAGTTTTGCTACGTTCTGGACGAGATGTATACGGAAGAACTCTACCGCTACATTGATGATGCAGAGGCAGCAGAGCGGGGTGGCTGGGATGTGGAGGAGTGCAAGGAGGCCATCATGCAAGCCCGGATTGACGAGCAAGATCAACGTCGCCCTTGGGAGTGGTATCAAAAAGAGTTCAAGAACAACTCCCTCTACTATTCTTATGCCAAGAGCAAGATCATCAAGGTGGCCCATATGTATGTGAAGGAGTACGATGGTCGTATCTCCCACTATGTTTTTGATCGGTTGAATTCCACGGAGTGGTTGTGTGCCCGTGAGTCCTGCTACAAGTCGTTCTCCAATGCCTTCACGGTGTTTTTGAATGGAGTGGGCAATGGCTTCTACCACGGGGTGAGAGGGCTTGGTCAGAAGGTGTTCAAGTATGCTCAAGCTATGGATCGCATCAACAATGCTCTCCTTGAGGGAGTGATCGTTGATAGTGCGGTGATGATTCAGCCGCAGTCTGCCAAGGATGCTGAATCCCTCAAGACAGTCCAGATCGGGCCTTATCGAATCCTTCCCCCTGGCATGAACTTTGTCCAAGTGGGCACAACCTCCAAGTTGAATGGGGCCATGCAAGTTGCCCAGATGTTCCAAGGACAGGAGTCAGATGACATTGGGTCATTCATGCCTTCCGTTGCTGGTGGGCGAAAGAAGGGAAATAAGGAAGTTGAGGCAGAGATTGGCGAGAAGTCCCGACTCACCAACACCCGTGCAGAGATTTATCTTCAAGCTCTGGATGTGCATTACCGGGAGGTTTACAAGAGGGCTACCAACTTCAACGTGTTGGTGGAAGATCATGGAGGGGCACAAATCATTGAGTTCCAGAACAACTGTATTGCCAGAGGAGTTCCTAAAGCTGCCATGCTGGACATTGATTCAGTCAAGGCCACTCGATCCATTGGTCAGGGATCTTCTGCCGCTCGTATGACGGCAATGAAGATGATCCAAGAATATCTTCCCCAGCTACCGGAATCCAATCGCAAGCGAGTCATCAATGCCAACATTGCCGCTATTGCCGGACAGAATGGAGTGGATACTTTCGGTATTCCAGAAGAGGAGAAGCCAGATGGTCAGGCGCTATCGGTGGCAAGTCTTGAGAACAATGCGTTCGTCACCGGAGGCCAAGTGCTGATTGATCCCGACCAGAATCACTTCGTTCACCTTTCAGTGCATCTCCAGTTCGCAGGAGGGATCGTGGAGCAAGTCCAGCAGAAACAGCAAGATCCTCGTCAGGCATTCCAGACGATGCAAGCAGTTATTCCTCACATCCTCACCCACCTCAAATTCCTTGAGGAAGATCCTACCCGGAAAGAGCAGTTTGAGAATCTCAATCAACAGACGAGTGAGTTGATGAAGATTGCCGATCAGTTGGGCAAGCTATCAGAGCAGATCAACGAGCAGGAGCAAGCCCAGGCACAACAGGGACAAGGGCAACCTGATCCCAAGATGGCAGTGGCACAGAACAAGATCATGCTAGATCGAGCCAAGTTCCAGAATGACGCACAGATTAAACAGGCCAAGGCCATGCACCAAATGCAATTGCAAGATCGCAAGACGGCTCAAAAATTGATGATTGACAAAGTTAAGCTGGCTAGCAAGTATTCCAGCATAGCTCCCTAAACAAACCAAAAAACCAAAATGAAAACCGAAAGCGGGAGTAATGACCCCGTTAATCACCCGTCTCATTACAATTCCCACCCTAGCGGAATTGAGGCAATACAAATCACAAAACATTGTTGCTTTTGTATCGGCAATGCGATTAAATACATCTGGAGACACGACAAGAAAGGAAAGCCAATCGAAGATTTAAGAAAAGCTATCTTTTACTTGGAGACAAAAATCAAGATGTATGAAGAAGAAAAATCTGGTAGGTGAAAGATTTGGCATGCTGACTGTTGAAAAACTTTCGGAATTGCAAAACAATCGACATCTAAAATGGGATTGCATTTGTGAATGCGGGAATAGATCAACTCACACTGGAAACAACCTGCGTTGCGGTCATGCAAAATCATGTGGTTGCCTAAAAAGAAAACCACAACGAGAGTATTTATCAAATTTGCAATTTGGAAAACTCTTAGTAAGAGATTTCAATAAAACAAAAAATGGAATTGCTTTTTGGAATTGTGAGTGCCAATGCGGAAATAAAACCATTGTTTCATCCGGGCATCTTAAAAGCGGGCACACTAAATCTTGTGGATGCATCGCTTCAGAAGCAGCTAAAAAAAGAGCATACAAAACAATTTCGGGGAAAAAGAAAACATCAATCAATGGATCGTTAAAACCAAGGATTGCCGGTGGATATGTTAAAATACACGATAGAAATCATCACAGATCCGACAAATCTGGATTTGTTTATGAGCATATTGTAGTAATGGAAAAATCTTTAAAAAGATCTTTACTTCCAAAAGAAACTGTTCATCATAAGAACGGAATGAAAGCAGATAATAGAATTGAAAACCTTGAGCTTTGGTCTCACTCTCATCCTTGTGGTCAAAGGATTGCTGATAAAATTGCATGGGCAAAAGAAATACTATCCACATACAATGGATTGTCATAACCAATACGAACAAGGAAAGATTGAGGCCACCGAACAGATAGTGTCCCTCATCTACGAGCGATATATCTATCACCGCACCTTTCATGGGAAGGATTCAGAGATTGCTTTAGCCCATAAAAACTTGATCCATACCATCAGAGATATGCAAGCGGAGGAAATTCACAATGAGTAAGTGCCTCGTTATTGATCATGGATTGTTCACGGCATTTGCCCAGCGTCTAGCTGAAGATCATGAGGTGAGATACTTCGTGCCTTATGCTGATAGGTCATTCCCTATCCCTGGCCCTGCATTCATTGGCGAGGGGCTTGATGGCATTGAGCGAGTCAACAACTGGGAGGAGAACCTAGACGTGGACTTCGTTGTGATCCCTGATGTGGGATTCATGTATCTGGCAGAGCATATACGCTCCCTTGGTATCCCAGTATGGGCGGCAGGACTTGGAGAGAAGCTGGAAGTGCAGAGGTGGAGGGCAAAGGAAACCATGAGGGAGCTAGGGTTGCCAGTAGGTAAAACTGCCCTTGTGACCGGAATGCCAGCACTGCGTAAGTATCTTGAAGAGAATGAAAACGTGTTCGTCAAAATCAGTGGCTTTAGGGGAGTAGCGGAAACCTTCTCCTCCCCATCATGGGAGCATTCGCAGCAGAGGGTGAATGAGTTGTGGGATGCCTTGGGGGGCCTCTGCAATGTGTTTTCGTTTGTGGTGGAGCATATGGTGGAGTCCGTGGTGGAAGCCGGATATGACGGATATTGCATTGATGGTAAGTTCCCATCCACTTGCTTAACTGGCGTGGAGGTGAAGGACTGCGGATACGTTGGGGCAGTGAGAGACTATTCGGATTTGTCTGATCCTGTGAGAGTGGTGAATGAAAAGCTCACTCCATTCCTAGAAGAGGCCAAGTATCGTCAATGGTTCAGCACTGAGATCCGTGTCACCGACGAGGGCACTCCATACCTTATTGATCTCACCACTCGATGCCCTGCTCCTCCTTCAGCCCTCCTGTGGGAGATGATTGATAACGTGGGGGAGATCGTGGAAGCCGGAGCCAATGGAGTGCTGGTAGATCCAGTATGGAGGGCCAAGTATGGGGCACTTGCGGTGATCAAGAGTGCCTTTGCAGAAGAGAGGTGGTGTCCAGTGAGCGTTTCGGACGAGTCCTCACGCTGGGTCAAGTGGCGCAATGCCTGTGTGGTTGACGGCATGACCTACATCGTTCCCACTACTGGGGTGAGGATGTGCGAGATTGGAGATTGCATTGGCATTGGAGACACGATGGAAGAAGCTATAAAGGCTTGCCAAGAACACGCAGAGGGAGTGAAAGGATTTGATATCAAGGTCAATACTGATGCTCTTCCTGCCGCACTGAAAGAGATTGAGAATGCCGAGGAAAATGGCATCATCTTTTCCGATGAAGAACTACCAAAACAAGCAGACCTATTAGACTAATGACATTATCAGAATGGAGACAGAACGTGGATCTGGCAATTGAGCTAAAGAAGATCCTAGATAATCCGGTTGTGAAACACGCCTTATCAGTCGTGGACAACTTGAGCATGGCAAAAACCCTTGGCAATAGGGCTGGACTCATCCAGCAAGCAAACAACGCTCATGTGCTTTTCGGTTATGATTCCGGTCGAGCCTCCATCATTGCAGACCTCCACATCCTCTCTGAAGTGCCGGAGGAACTTGTGAATATTGAACCCACCTACACCAACTAATTTCATATGGACAACAACACCACCACAGTAGCAGCAGACCCCACACCCGTATCACCAGCAGAACGCCCCGGCGATCTATCGCAATTGGAGAAACAGTTCAAGACCCGCCCCAAGTTTGACAAGGTGGATTACAAAGCTCTCTCCGAGCTTCCAGAGAGTGCCTCTACCAAGGAGGTGGTTCCCACCCCTGGTGGGCTAGACATCGTTCCAGAGACGAGCGTGAGTGATTTCCTCAATGCCCTTGAGGACAAAAAGAACACTGGCCCTATTGAAGATGAGCCAAAGGAAGAGACCAAAAAGGCAAGCAAAGCCAACTTGGACAAAGAGTTTGACCTTTCCGATCTGGATCTGACCAAGGAACCGGAGGCAGTTGTTGAGCAACCCAAGGCCAAGAAGAGCAAGGAGGACAACCTTGCGGAGCTTCGCAAGAAGGCAGAGGCAGCGGAGTTTGAAATCAAGACCCGTGATGAGAGGCTTGCTGAATACCAGAAGAGGGCAGAGGCGCTGGAGGCAGAGCTTGAGCGCACGGCATTTGAGCGTAGTCCCAAGTTCCAAGAGAAGTTTGCCGCCCCATACCAGGATGCCATCACAAGGGCTACCGAGTGGGCCAAGGACTTTGCCGCCGACTCTTCGCTGGCAGAGAAAGCTCTCTCGCTGAAAGGCAAGGAGCGCATTGAGTTCATTGACGAGAACTTTGGGGGAGGAGCGGCATCTGCCCAATTCCTTTCCTTGATCAATGAGGCCGACTCCCGCAGGGGAGCTTTGGAGCAAGCAGTGTTGAACCACCGTGAAACTGCTTCCGTGTTGGTGCAGGAGGATGAAAAATCCCGTCAGGCCACCACCGAAAAGATCAACCGCAACTTTGATCGAGTGGCCCAGCATCTCGCTTCCAAGTCCGACTTCTTCCGTAAGGGGGATGACGATGATCACAATGCCCAAGTTGACCAGAGGATTGCGGCGGCTAAGAGCATCATCCACGCCACAGCTTCCGAGAACGACATGATGGTTGCTCCCTTCCTTGCCGTGATTGCAAAGGATGCAGTTGCCGAGAATGCACAACTCAAGGCAGAGCTTGCCAAGTATAAAGCAAGGGCAGCTAAAGATGCCGCAGTTGCTCCTTCCGTGAGGAGGGGATCTTCCGACGAGGGAGAAGTGAGGGGCAAGCCAAAGACTGCCGTGGATTCTATCCGCAATTATTTCCGATAAGTGAAGCTCCAAACCTACGGGCTGGATTTATCCAAGTTCCCAAAGGTATCGCAACTTGAGATAGAGTTGCTCATGGTGAAAAACCCTGACCCAAGCCGATTCAGTGGCTTGAGCCGGGGTCAACACATCAAACACGTTATCGCTATGCTCTGGCCTGACGTGATGCGGTCATGGAATGAATGGAATGAGCTTTCCCTGTGGGCATGGACGAACTACGACGAGATCGGAGTTACCGGATGTGCCGCTGCTGGAAAGACCTTCACCTTCACCCTGCTCTCCCTCATTGAGTTTCTGGCTTGTCCTATGGGCACACGGGTGGCCCTAACCTCCACCACAGTGCCATCTCTCCGAGGACGAATCTGGGCAGAGATGATGAAGTTCGTGCGTCCGGTGTATCCGGCGTTTGGCCTCAACATCGTGGATTCCCAGACCAAGATCCAGTTCCAGAAAGGGGATGATCGAGCGGCAATCATTGCCCTTGCCGTGGACTCAGGGGCAGTGGAGCAAGCGGTGGGAAAACTCCAGGGGGTGCATATTCCCAGAATGATCATTGCCGTGGATGAAGCGGCACAGACCAACCCTGCTGTGTTCTCTGCTAGGGCAAACCTTCAAGTGGGAACGGACTTCTATCACTTTGTGGCGATTGCCAACGCTTCTTCCCAGTTTGACTCTCATGGGTTGTTTTGCGAACCCAAGATGGGATGGGGATCATTGAACGATGATGACGAGTATTGGGAAACCAAGACCGGAGTATGTGTGAGATACGATGGGCTGAAATCACCGAACGTGAAGGCGGGTCGCCTTATCTATCCCTACCTATTCGCTCAAGAGAACATTGACACAATCAAGAAGAACTTTGGAGAAGGAAGTCTGGAATGGAACTCGTATGTGAGGGGGATGTGGAGCAAGTCAGGAGCTAGGAACTCCATCTTGGATCAGGCAATGATCAATGAGGGAAGGGCAAGAGAGAAGGCAACGTGGGCAGGAGGGGGGATCAAGCACATAGCGGCATTAGACCCTGCATTCACTAGCGACGGTGATGATTGTATCTTGCGATTCGGTAAAGTGGGTGAGGCAGCGGATGGGGATCTCATGATTGAATGCGGGGATATCGTGCGCTTGTCTCTGACTGATTCCGAAACCTATCCGCTATTCTACCAAGTGGCAGACCAGACTATTGCAGAACTCACCAGAAGGAATATCCAGCCGGAGGATTTTGCCATTGATGCCACCGGAGCGGGAGCAGGAATTGCCGACATCATTTCCCAAAGGTGGAAGAACAATTTTATCCGGGTAAGTTTCGGAGGTGGAGCCACGGACGCTCCGATATCCATTGAGGATGAAAGACCAGCAAAGCAAGTGTATGCGAATCGAGTGAGTCAGTTGTGGGGACAGATTAGGTCAATCATCATGGCAGGAAGGATGAGGGGATTGGATGATCAAACGGCAAGGGAGCTTTGCGCTCGCATCTACACGCTACGAAATGAACGCACGTTATTGGAGAGCAAGAAGGACTTGAAGAAGCGCACGAAAGGAAACTCTCCCGACCGAGCAGACGCATTGGCGCTGCTTGTGGAGGTGATGGTGACAAATTACGGATTGTCAAGCTCAATGGGGCCGTGGTCATCCAATGATGACGATTGGGAGAAGTTTGTTCTTGATAACGAATTGGAGTCTGACTATCGGTGAGGAAGTGGCTACAACCAGCCCTCACAAAAAATGAAAAAAGTAAAACTGGTGCGTAATGCACCTCACCAAAAATATCACCTATCCGATGGCACTCAAGTGCCCGGAGGCTCCACAATCTGCAAGATCGGGGATGATGCAGGGGCACTCATTCACTGGGCATGGAACCTTGGCAGGGAGGGCAAGGACTACCGGAAGGAGCGGGACAGGGCAGCCGATATCGGAACCCTCGCACATTTCTACATTGAATGTATGCTCAATGGTCAAGTGGCAGATCTGGATGACTACACCCAGGAGGAGCGGGACAAGGCATTGGTCTGCTATTCCAAGTTCTTGGATTGGTGGGAAGGTGAAGACCTTGAAGTGGTCGCCACTGAAATTCAGTTGGTGAACGAACTCTATCGCTACGGAGGAACAATTGACCTGATCGCCAAACGCAAGAATGGGGATCATGTGTTGTTGGATTTCAAGACCAGCAAGAAGATTTCGGAGAGCTACTGGCGGCAAGCGGCAGGGTATTCTTGGTTGTGGGAGGCCAACAACAAGCAAGCCCCGATCACTTCCCATGCCATCGTTAGGATTGGTAAGGAGGAGGAGGGAGACTTTGAAGTGGTATGGAGGGAGGATCTTTCCAAGGAATGGTTTGTTTTCCAAAAGCAAGTGGATCTCTATTGGGCCATGCAAGCTGCCAAGCCGGAGCCGAAAAGGAAGAAGAAGGCATGACCCCATCCTCTTTAGACGCAGAGAAGGCATTCTTATCAAGTGCCTTACAGAACCCCTCTATACTTGATATACACGCCGATCATCTCAAGGAAGGGCTATTCAGCACCCGATCCACCAAAGCTATTTTTAAGGCCATCCTAGCCCTCTGGAAGGAGGGTCAGGGGGCAGATTTGGTTACTGCCAGCGAGTGGCTGGAGAAAAACAACCTGATGGACGATGCTGGTGGCCCAGCGGAAGTGGCGACGATATACTCATTCGTGCCCACAAGCATGAACCATGAAGAGTATTTCTCAATTATTCGACATTATCACACAGCACGTCTCGCTATTGCAGGTGCAGAAAGGATTATTGATAGTGCTAAAAATCCAGTGGTGAGCGGGGAGCTATCCGAAACCATCCAGAAGGCATTGGTGGCTATCGCTGCCGATGCGGAGTCAGGGTCTAGGATTGAGTCCATTGGAGAGGCGGCAATGCGCCGGATTGATCAATACGAGGAAATGGTCAAGAACAAGGGGAAGCTCATGGGCCTCACCTTTGGCATCAAGCCTCTTGATGACCACACGGGAGGAATGCGCCCTGGGCAACTCATCATCATTGGTGCGCCAACCAAGGGGGGCAAGACCGCATTGGCTCTCAATATAGCCCAACGCACTGCCGATGCAGGAAACCCCGTGGGGATCTTCAGCCTTGAAATGAGCAGCGGGGAACTGGTTGACAGAATGGTGAGTTCCATCACCGGAACCGACATCACCGTGTTGAGCAAAAGCCCGACCAAGGGAGACATGGATAAAATCAACTTTGGAGTCACACAAGCATCCAAACTACCCATCTGGATCAGGGATGAATCATCCATCAACCCCATGCAGATCATGGCTGCCGCTCGTCGAATGGTTGCCACGCACGGAGTGAAGGTGATCATCTACGACTACATACAACTCACCACCCCATCCAACCCAAAGGATAGCCGGGAGAGGCAGATTGCAGACGTGAGTAGATGTTTGAAGTTGGTGGCTAAAGAATTACAAGTGACCATCATTGCCCTCACCCAACTCAATGCGGAGGGTGCATCAAGAGAGTCAAGGGCAATCGAGCATGACACAGACCTGATGCTGATCATCCGCAATGACGAAGAGCATGGATATTTTCTTGACATCCGATTGGCACGAAACTGTAGTAGAGCTTCCTTCCCGATGGAGTTTAGGCCGGAGTATCTTCGGTTTGACCCAAGGGAAACAACCAACAACCAATGAGCAACCAATACGACAACACCAATAGTGGAGCGGCATTCCTCAAGGACAATGCCAACCCAAAAGCCCCCAAGTGGGCTGGCCCAATCAACGTGGAGGGCAAGGAATACGAGATCGCAGTCTGGGAGAAGACCAGCAAGGCAGGAAAGCCTTTCCTTTCCTTCAAGCTGGATAAGCCCCGTCCAAAGACTCAGGGCAACTACAATCAGGCCAAGGCTCCATACAAAGGCCACGATTCCGAGGAGATCCCTTTCTAATCATGGAAAAGAAATTCTCCAAGAAAGTCACCAACCCAAAGACGGGGCGTGAGAAGACCGTGAGGTATGGTCAGAAGGGAGCTACCATCAAGCCAGGAACATCCAAGGGAGATGCCTATTGCGCCCGTAGTGCCGGACAGATGAAAGATCATCCAGCAGCAGCGAAGAACCCTAACTCTCCATTGCGCCTATCTAGGGCAAAATGGAAATGCAGCGGAACCAAATCAAGAAAATCCTAATCTTTTGCGGTGGGCATAGGAGTTGCAGGAGATCTGCAAACCGAGGGGTTATCATTCTTCCTCTTTTGTCGAACACCCGCCGCATTCTTTTTACAATGAAATTCAACTACACCTGTCATGATGACGAATGCGAGCATGAGTTTGAAGTTCGCCTGTACCCTGCACAACCAGATCGAGGTATGCACGGAACTTATGAAGATGCCGAACAGGGGCATGGAGCCTACACGGAGCCGGAGGAGTGTCCCAAATGCGGGAGGGAAGTGGATGTGGAGGAGATTGAGGACAAATTCCTATGATGACCCTTGTCATAATCACCGGAGCTATCGGCCTGATTCTCTCCTACGCACTAGGATTCTACCTGGTTGCCGAGGAAGCTCGTAGGAAGACCGAGAAAGCCATTGCCCTCTACTACAGGGATCACCAAACGGAATGCGTGATGATGCTCAACCGCATCTCTCTCATTGAAACCAAGAAGGAGATTGAACTCCAAAAACTCAAGAATGAAGATGCAAGTGGGACAAATTAACTTTGGCCCTACTCCATCACGCTTGATGATGGATGAGGAGGACGAGATCAACAATCTCCGGGCAGAGCTTGAAATGATGCTTGATACTTTAAAGGAAATCAATAGCCTCAACTCGCACGGCAAGACCAAAGAGATTGCCGACACAATCAGACCCATACTCAACCACTATCAAAAATGAAAAAACTAGCCCTACTAACCCTAATCGGCACTGCATCCGCTCAGGATGCCACCCAATACCCCTACATCATCCCCGCCACGCAACCTGGATACCAAGCCGCTCAGCTGGCAATCGCCCAGCAGCAGTTGGCAATCCAACGCCAAATGGCACAGGAGCTACGCCACGCTAGGTGGAAAGCCGAAATGGAAGAACTCACCCGACCAATCACCATCAACCCAATCACTCACCTTGCTGAGTAAAATACCATGATCCACAACACCGACCCCATTGAATTTGAATTCCCAATCTTTGCCGATGCAGATCGAGTCATAGATGCCAAAGGCAGGGAACTGACCCAGATCTCCGGCCTCTGCTCCCCCGCTGAAGCTATCCGCTGGGCAAAGCTATTCTCCCATTCATACCAAGCCTACACGCTGCTGGATGGGGTGAAGAACCTATTGGTTGCCGGACTTGACGAGCCGCATGATCCTTCCACCCATCAGGAGGGGGCCAAGTGCATTGTGTGCGACATTGACGAGTTTCTTGCTTCCGTGTTCAACGAGCCAAAGAAGCCAAATCTGATCGTGGTGGAATGAGCGCAGGGAAGGGCGACACTCCCCGGAAAGTGGATCAGAAGAAATGGAGCAAGAACTATGACCGCATCTTCAAAAGGAATTCAAATCGTTTCTGCCCAAAATGCGGTGCTGATTGGCAGGGGAAACCCATCCCCGAAGCTGACCAGCACCATTTCGGCGGGAAGAAGCACTTCTCCAGGCTTATCGGGATTTATAGTCAAGAACTTGACCGCACCGTGTATTATCAATGCCCCGATTGCGGTTCAGAAATAACCAGAAAATGAGCAAAGTTGAATACGGAAAGCTCTCTCCGAGAATGAGCGAGATGCAACGCCGGATTGAGGCAGGAAACCCCAACCGCACCGGAGCCGCATCTGCCTCATACAGAGCTAACTACGACCAAATCTTCAAGAAAAAGGATAAGAAAAGTGGGAAAAAATCTTAATTATGTGCCGTGGAATGAGCATAAGCACGTTGAAACCCGCAAGACCGACGATGATTGGGATGACTACCTCCTCAATCTTTCCAGTTCAGTGGGGGCAGCTTGTGACCGATTCTTTGACCTGCGAGGGATGAATCGAGGGCAATCGGATATCCCGGTGAGTTGGATTAGGCAAACGATCAAGAAACTATGAACAACAGAGTGATCTGTTAATAAAACGCAACCATATTTTTAACAAATGAACCCCGACACCACCAAAATGGAAACGCTAAATAAAGAACTCAACTTCATAGGCTTCCCTAAGATTGCACGGCTTAATCGCCAAGTCATCGTCACCGAGAAGATAGATGGAACTAATGCTCAGATACGCATCACTGAAGATGGTCAATTCCTAGTGGGGTCTCGCTCTCGCTGGATAACTCCTGATAACGACAACCACGGATTCGCTAAGTGGGCATACGCCCATAAAGACTCCCTGATGGAGCTAGGCGTAGGCTCCCACTTCGGAGAGTGGTGGGGCAGTGGCATTCAGCGTGGCTATGGATACACGCAGGGAGAGAAATTCTTCTCCCTATTTAACGTACAGCGTTGGTGCTTGAAGGGAAGTACCCCGCAAAGGATGCCTACCGCTGACCCTTGCATTGAGAAATACCAAGACGTTCTTCCTGCTTGCTGTGGCCTTGTTCCGATTCTTGGAATCGGAGACTTCAACGAGGCGAACAAGCAGATTGAGCGGCTAAAGATCGAGGGGAGCCAAGCCGTAAAAGGATACATGAATCCAGAAGGAGTGATTGCGTTTCACGTTGCTGGAAATGTGAGATTCAAGGTCACGATTCAAAAAGACGAGGAACCGAAAGGAAAAACAAAATGAACCCCAACAACAGCATTACCGAGTCCAGCAATCAACTCCTCGACGTTTGCGTCGAGTACCGAAAGCAACTTGATGACGCAACCAACGAAATCGCAAGGCTCCGCAAAGTCATGCGAGAATATATCGACTTTATGGATGAGAACCTTGGAACAACTGCTGATTGGCCTATGGAAGCGGCTTTCGACGATGGAGATGTATGCCAGCGTCATTGCGATTTGCTCAACGCTATGAAGCGTATAGTGAAACCAGAAGACATCAACTGATATGTACGGAATCCAAGACAAGATTAACCAAATCCTGCGAGGGCAAGAAACCATTCGTAAGAATCAATCCATGCAACCATTACAATCCGTCAATTCAACTACCACATTCTTTGCTGCTAAGGAACCAGAAGAGAAAACCAACGAGGTCGCAAGGCTCCGTGAGCTGTTACTCAAAGCTAGTAAAACCGAATTACCACACACCGATAGTATGTCAACGAGCACAGACAATTTACAAATGACAACGAACAATGACAACGAGGTCGCAAGGCTCCGTGAAGAAAACGAAAACCTTCGAGGAACCTTAAAATCTTTCGTGCTTGTTTCGCCCATAGAAGCCGAGCGCATGGAAAAAATGGAACAAGATTATGATAGGCTCCGCGAGGAAGCGAATAACTGGCATCAGCATTACCGCGACGAGGCTTCAAAGGCGCAGAAATGCAAACAGGCGTACATTGAAAAAGACAACGAGGTCGCAAGGCTCCGTGAGCTATTAGAGCGAGCGATTGAAATTGCAGAGGCATTGGGAAGTGAATTGCATTTCCCAGAATTTGCGAAAGAGATAGAAGCAATGAAATCCGAAATAGCCCCATGAAATTCTGCGTGATCACAGGGGCCACAAGCCTCATGAAATCCACGCTAGAGGCTTCCCTGCCCTCCAAACGGGCCTATTGCGAGAGGCATGGGTATGATTTGTCCGTGATATCCTTCAACTCCACTGATCACTTGGGGTTTCGGAGATTTGAAATTGCGCTGGCGGGTCTGGGCTTTTACGACTTTGTGCTTTGGATTGATGCCGATTCCATGATCACGAACCATGAAATCCCCTTCCCCTCTATGCTGTCGGGTCAGTCCCCTATGGCAGCGTCTTGGGATTGGTGGAGTAATGGGACATACTTCAGCACCGGAAACTTCATACTTTCGCGCCATGAAATGCTCAATGATCTGTCGGGTCTATACTTGAGCGAAAAATCCCGGCGACTCAACGATCCGAATCAGGAACAGAACACGCTGAACGAGGTATGGAAGAATCGACCGGAATTGGTGCAGATTTTGCCGCATGAAATGCTTAATGCAGTGCCGGAAATGGTGAGGAATGATATCAGTTGGAATGGAAGGGACGCAATTATCAGGCCCTGGCAACCCGGAGACTTCCTGGCCCACCTCACCGGATGCGGGAATGATCAGAGGGTCAGTATGATGGATGCGCTGGCGGGTTCCGGCTTGAATGCATAAAAGAAAAGGGAGAGGGATTTCTCCCCCTCGTAGGAGACTATAAAATAGAGGCTCCAATGTGGTGACTAATTCTCTGGTTTCGGTTTTCATTTGCGTTCTAGTGTGGATTTGATTGCCTCAATCTGTCTGGCTTGCTCGTCCAGAGCATCCGTTAAACGCTTCAGAATGCCCTCTATGGACATATCTTTGGGTGGGTTGTCTAGGACACAATTAATGTCTCCGTACTCGTCGAGTCGGTCACAGAAACAATGGTTTTCGTCGCAACCGTTCGGGTTTGTTGTGGTTTCTGGCGTGGTTTGCGTGGTCATGGTTGTTATTGAGTGTTATTGAACGTTATTTTGGGTTTTATTGAGTGTTATCTTCCTCTGTAATAGTAAAGCACAAGAGTTAATGCGTTAAAGATTTCTAATTCATCCTCAAGATCAAATTGTTTGTCTCTGCCTTCTGCAATTTGCTTTCGGTGGATTTCAATCCATGTTTTACTATTCTCAAGGCATCTTTCAAGAGAGATACAAACGAGTTGATCTTCCCAAGGCTTTGAAGGGTCAAAGGTTGTTGGCTTGTCGTTCATTTTTTCCAAGGTGCGGTTGAGTTGCGGTTAGCGTGTGCTTCTTTAAGTTTGCGGCGGATTTCTTCCACTTTCTTTTTGCAAAGTTCTTCCCATTGTTCTTGGGTCAATTCTTCTTCAATAAAAATGATTGTGTCTTTTGAGACGGTGTTAGTGGTCATCATATCGTCCCGGTGAAGTGGAAGTTCATTTTTGCTCCTCGATGCTATAATCATGTTTCCCGAGCCATTCCACCACACTTTCAGCCTCTAGTATTGTATACCGGATGGCATCAACGGCCTCTCCCCCGGAAATATTGTTACCGCCTTCGGATATTCCACTAATGTAGTCACCTCTTTTGTGAGAGAGGATGATATATTTTTCTTGTGTTTTCATTTTTGTTTTGTTGTGTTGTCCTTGGCCTAATTGCCCAGGCTGCTGCCATCACCGGAGCGATGGCAGGGAGTCTGATCAATTATATTGCTGGAAGATTGAAACAAGCATGGCCAGGACCACAAAGGACAAGGCCAAGCAGGAAAGGAGGAGGTGGGTGAGTTGGTCTTTCATGGTTAGAATTGCTCTTTGATTATTCTCCAAAGTAAAATTGCTGGCAGTAGCCAAGCAGGGCTTCGTCCTCTTCTTCCGTGGTAACATATTCTGTCCAAGGAGTGCCCCAGTCCTGCCACTCCAAAACAGGATTTTGTGCTACTCCATATGCTCCGATGTCTCCAACGATACGTAAGGCAGGCCCACCAGTGGAAAGGAGGATCTGGAACTCTTCAAGCTCCGATTGCCCTCCTACTGTTTTCCATCCTTCTCGAACCGTCACGGACAAGGGGGAGTTGAAAATCTCATCAACCGCCGACTCCCTCACGTCATCGTCACTTGAGAGAAGAAGGGCAGACCAATCCATGATTGACTTCATCCAACCTTTCCCGTTCTCAATTGCGTGATTTTTTTCTATTTGCATTTTTTGTTTTTTGTTTCGCTCCGGCATGATTGCCTTCGCTCATTCCTTCATACTCTTTCCCCGTCCACTAGCAAGCTATTCTCTAAAATAAATTTCAAAGATTCCTAAAATAATTGTTGACTTGCCCATTCCATCAGCGTGAAAGCATGGTTTGTCTTACAAGGATTACAGGCAAAAATTCCTTCATCGAATCACCCAGGCAACGACGATTCCGGGCATTTGCTTCCATTGTCTTGCAAGGATTACAACGGCAATTCCCCCCTTGTCATCATACTGCTGCCCCCGGAAAAACGATTTTAACGCCATCCTAGCGAGCCTCTTTATTACTTTTTTAGAGTAATAAATCAATGTTGCCACATTTCCCGATTAGTGTCACATTCCATCAATGGCAAAAAGACTCCCCGTGGATCGTGAAGCAATAAAGGCAACCTACCTGGCAACCGGGAGCTTTGAACAAACCGCTTCACTTCATAAAATCAACAGTGCCACCATTCGACAATGGTCAAAGCGGTTCCAGTGGCCTTCCCCCCATAATGCCGTGACAATGATTGAAAAGGGGAGAGCAATACTGGCAGACCATAAAGAGAAGAATGAGAAGAGGGATGTCACAATTAGCACTTCAGAGGCTTTGACTGAGCATCTCGCTAACTCAGCCACCACATTCAAGACCGGAGTGGCGACGGCGCTGGCAAGGATGGGAGAGACTGCCGGAGAGATGGACGGTCTCACCGCCTTGGATCACTCGCGGAAACTCAAAGATGCTGCTGACATTGCCCGGACTATCCTAGGTATAGGAGCAGATTCCGGTGGGCCTTCTCTATCAATTAACCTACTTAACCTATCAGCGGACTCTTTATCACCTAACACCATCTCTGTAAGCCCCTCATTCACAACAGTTGCATCTATAAGATCAGATAACGAAAGTCGTAATTAGTGGGATTAGTATCATGAACCGCTAGGTGGCCCTGGTGAATTAAGCATCCTTTTTCCGGGAAGTGAGGAGACGCGCACCCCCCTCCCGGCTCCCACTCGCGTGGTCGTGTTTGCGAGAAAACCTCTCCACAAATTTTTCCCAAAAACCCCAGTCTACAAATCATCACAAAAACCGCAAGGTGACGTGTAGCTTCGCTGGTGGTTCCATTTAAGTTTTCCCCGAAAGATAAAGGCTGGCTTTATAAAAGGACGCTTTTTCAATAACCTATCCTTCTGAAAAGGACAGATACTCTCCTGCTATTTCAAGAATGCGGAGATTAGGTTGAGTATTCTCCGCAATTCTGCGGACTACACAAAACATTACCATTTATGCAAATTTGTGTAGAGTTTGTAGCAGTTCACAGACATATCTGCGTTCACGGTAGCGCGAACACTACATTTTTTGTGAACACTACACTCGTCTTGTTTATCGTGCAGTCTGGAAATGAAGCGTGAGTTGATTAGCTGATGCTGGGATAATCACCTATGAGGGGAATCCAACTACTAATTGTAAACGTTTTAGTAGTTGATTATAAATAAGCTATTTCCGTTTGTTTTTAGTTGGGATTGGCATGGATCGTTTTACTGCCTTTCCGAACAACGTGCGCCTCGCAAGCTCGTCGGGCATATTCTGGATATGGGAGGTGAGCATCCCGAAATATTCGGGGATCAGGAGGGGAGTGAGGTGATCGTAGTCCTTTCCTTCGTTAGCGAGTTTAACGGCATCCTCGTAAGCCTGGTGAGCTATTGGGAATCTTTCCTTGAGAGGGATATGTTGGGATGAAGCCATTTGGTGGATAGGATAAGGTTATAGTCTAATTTTTGATTGGTTGTTTTAGGTGATAGTGTAAAGAGTATGTTTATATTTTCAATCGCGTTGGCTTGGGGCTGGTGGCCCCGCCACGCTTGAATGATTGTTTGTATTCATCAACCTTGAGTAAAGCACTCCGTGGGGATACATGGACAAAGCGTTGCCCTTGGTTGAATCGGATGTATCAATTCCAATCCAGTTAGGGCAATTGTAGCTTTAGACCTTGCGCAATTCTTGTGGTCAGGGTTATGTCCCGTGCTACAAATGCTTCTCCTCTTTTTAAGAGGGTCAAATTATTAAGACAGGTTGGGCTTGATTTCGTTGGGGGCCAGCCCCTCGTCTAATCCCTGTCACGCAATATGCTTTTTAAATACCACTTGCTTGCAATATTGTCAACCGCTATAAAAGACAAAGAGGAAGGAGTGTGATGGCTCCGTTCCTCTTTTAACCTCAACCCATAATTGTGCTATGAGAGAAGCTGAAGGAAATGTAGGAAATGATGCCGGGGATGGCAAGCGGAGATTTAAGAATGGAGATGCTTGCCCTTGGAATAAAGAAGTTGTTTGCTGGGGATATTTGCAAACTGGCCCGTGGTGGGTGAGTTGGGCAAAATATCACGAGATGTGCAAAAAGCATGGGATCAAGCCCAAAAGGAAAAATAAAACTCCTAAAAAGCCTGTTCATCCAAGCAAGCTGCAAAAGAATCTCTTGATTAAGTTCTGGGAGTATTTTCTTGATGTGGAAATTGGGAAGCACGGGAATAGAACGAAACTGATCGCCACAACAAGCAATGCTGATTATGGATTAAAAACTGAAAAGCAAAGACTTGAAAAGCTGAAGGAGTATTCAAATATAGTTATACCATACAAGAATTGTTTGTCTTTAAGGGAAAAAAGAAAGCAATTTAACAAGAGAAAAGATAGTTTGCACAGTCCATACCATTTTCAAAACAGCTTGTGCTTTGTGTGTAAGGAACAGGCACAGTGTAGGCATCATATCATTCAATTGCAGAATGGAGGAATCAACTCCAAAAAAAATCTTGTGAGTTTGTGCAATCATTGTCATTCTGAAATACACCCTTGGCTAAAATGAACGTGGATATATTTATTCGGTCGTATCGACCAGACTTCCCCTGGCTTGCTTATTGCTTGAGGTCTTTAGCCAAGTATGCAAAGGGATTTGGAAAGATTCATCTCTGTGTTCCGGTGGGGGACTTGGAATTGGTTCCGGCTGGAACTAACGAGGAGGTTCATGTGGTGGCAGATTGGCGTGATGGTTATATCCAGCAGCAGAATGACAAACTCCATTGTGATATGTATTGCAATGCTCCCTATATCCTCTGTATGGACTCTGATTGCATTCTTACTAGGGAGATAACCCCGGAGGACTTGTTCATCAATGGGAAGCCCGTGTGGTTGTATGAGGATCTTCCAGACCCTCCTTGGAAGGAGATCGTGAAGGAATCGGTGGGATGGGAGCCGGAGTATGAGTTCATGAGGAGGCATCCCTTTGTTTTTGACAGGCAAGTTCTCCGTGATTTCCGCACCTTCATGTTTCACAGGCATCAGAGTGCCTTGAATGTGTGGTTGCAGGGGAGGCCCAAGCATAGGTTCAGTGAGTTCAATGCATTTGGAGCGTGGGCGCACAAGTATAGGCATCATATGTATGAGTGGAGGCATCCTTCGGATTTGGAGCCTTTCGTGAATCAGGAATGGAGTTGGGGAGGACTCACGCCGGAGATTAAGAGCAAGATGGATAATATCCTATCCTCCTGACCGAGGTTGGGGTAGAAGGGAATTCTTTGACCATGCCATTTTGTTAGTGAGCAGGGAGAATGACGGGGAGACTGAATTCCTCAAGACCCAGATGGGCAATCACTTTGCAGTGAAGGGGATGGCCCAATCATATCTGAAGGACATATCGGAGGACTGTGAAATTGAAATTGAGTTTGAAGATGAGTAGGATGGATTAAGCAGTTGACTATATAATTGGGGGTGATGTAATTATGAGGCGATCATGGCATCCCTCACCTTCTCACAGGCGCAAACTTTATTTGCTCCGTTCATCACTTCCCAAGGGGCGAGTGATCCCGGCGTGGGAGTGGCAATCAACTTTGTAAACGAAAGGTTTATCAACTCCGGTCAGTGGAAGGGGAATAGGTTCATCTATAGCTTTTCAGTGTCGGTTGATTCCAACGGCAATAACTACTTTGACACAGTGCCAGGGGTGGAGAGTGTGCTGAAGGTGCTGGCAGTTGACCCTACCTACTTGCAGGGAGAGCTTGGTGACGTGATGCCTGATTGGTATCCTTGGGATGAGGGAGGACTTGGTTGGCTTCCCCCCAACTATGTGGGGGATCTTCAGATCGTCAGGCAGGGCAACACTCCTGTCAGTGCTTTGCCGAGTGGAGTCACTAGCGATACCCAACGATATAGGGTGTTGGGGAAGATGCCGGAGAACCGCTCAATGTATTGTATCGTGAGGAGGGGTTACGTTCCGTTAGTCAACGCCACGGATCTTCTCATCCCCTCCAACCGGAATGCTTATCGGTATGGGTTGCAAGCCTATAACTACGAGAACATCAACGAGTTGGAAAGGGCGCAAGTTTATTGGGACTATGCCTACAAGTGCTTGAATGACGAGACGGTGAACTTTGAGGATGGAGAGCTTGCCCAGATTCAAATCCAAACCAAAGCATTTGCCCCAGGCATTATGCAGAACCTAGTTTAGTTTATGGGAGAAGAAAATCAAACACCTTATGATGCGTCATGGTTGACTACCTTGCAGAGCAAGTATGCCCAGCCAATGGACATTACTTCCCAACCTCTATCTTTCCAGCCAGCCGCCACTACTAATCATTTTGACATAGGGATGGGGAATATCTTGAGCGGTAGTCCTTCATCTGAAGCAATGCAGGGAGGGATTGGTAATCCTCCCAGAAACCAAGCTCAAGGCGGGGAGATTAAATCCAATGCCATGCAGGAAGCGCATGATGCCGTGATGGACTTGATGAAGGGAGGCAAGGCCATCCCTAAAGGAATGGTGGAGCCGGAGGCTGGGAGTGGCAAGGTGAGTGGACTGAATCTTTCCCAATACAATAGAGTAGAAAGGGATGTAGCTGGCAACATCATTGGGTTGTCTGGAAGGATGCAAGTTGATCCTATTTCTGGAGCGTCCACTAGTAAGATTGCCCCCGATTGGCAATCTAAAGGAATGGGAGTTTCTGAAACCGACCCTGATGTAAAGGCAGCAACAATGGCAGGACACAATCCTGCTGATGTGGAGGCAGTGCAAAATGCAATAAGGGGAGCGGCAATCATGAATGCCGAAAGAAAAGCGTTGGAACAGGGAGCGGGAGAAGGGGTTACTCAAGAAACAAAATCTTACAACCCCAAACAAGAAGCCGCTCAAATAATGGCTCCATCCATTAAAGGGTTTGAAACGGCAGCAGAATACTCTAATCTTGCCGCAAATGAACGAAATGCAAGGCTTGCAGAAACATATCGAGCGGGTCAAGGAGAACGTGGGTTTTCTCCCATTTCTGCATACTATCGTGCCCAAGATGAAAAGAATCTTGAGGATGCTGCAAAAAAGGCCACAAAAGAAGGAGGTTCAGAATTAAGGGCTAGATCCAAACAAATTCAAGAGCTTCCTTCCTCTGCCACTCAAACCAAATTAACCACCCCATATGGAACAGCAATTGGGTCTGCTGGCAAAATTGACAAGAGAGTGACCAAGAGACTTTACGGAGAATAACATGGCTACAGGAACCACCCCATCAGGATCAGCTTTTGTTTTTAAGATTCCCTCCGGGGGAAGGCAGGAGTCCACCTATGCTCCATCTGGATATGCTGCCGCATATGCCCAAGGTAAGGGCATTATGGATATGCTTGATTGGCAAGATGCCCGACGTAAGGATGAAATGTCAGAGCAGATTGCAATGAGCCGGGAACGACGGGCATTGGAATCTGAAAAGCTGGCAGAAGAGAAAGCCGCAAGGGAAGACGCAAGGCTTGAGCTTCAATCTCGTCGCCAGATGGATGCTCAAGATCGAGAAAGGCTCAAGCAGGAAAAGCTGGATCAAATGAGTGACACATTGGGGAAAGTCACCTCTGCCATTGATGACGTGGACACGCTTCACAAGAATGCTGGCAATATGCTTGATGATATCCGGCATAGTCAGGAGTTTCATCAGCTTGCAGTGAATGCAGGAACCAGAGCGGCATTGATGGATGCCTTTAAAGCCAAGGCAGATGAGATCAAGGGAATCCATACTGGCATCCAGCATGAGGCTAAATCCAAGTATGGTATAGAAGCTGACTTGTCCAACTTCCCCACCGATGAAAAGGGAAGGTATGATTTCAATAAGGGATACAGGGAATATCTTCCCGCTATGGCTCAACAGGCTAGTCAGGCAGCAGAGCAAGAATATCAGTCTGCTCCAGACAAACCTGGGTTCACCAAGTATGCCGAATTGGATGCCTATGGCAGACCATTGGTGAAGTTTGTAAAAACGGAAGACTTGAACAAGCAAAAGCTGGAAGAGCAGAGGGTGGCAAGGGGAGGACAACTCCAAGCCATTGCCGCGATGCAAGCCAGCCGACAAGAGCTTTCCAGTGCCCTTGGGGGGTTCAAGCAGAAGGAGTTGGAGAATCCCAATGGTTATCTTGATGCCAATGGCAAGCCTACCAAGGATATCAAGAATGCTGTCACTGCAATATGGAAGGTGAAGGGCAAGGAAGTGGCTAGGATGCCGGAGAACGAAAGGCAAGCTAGGGTTCAGAAGGTGGGGGTTATTTCCCAAAACATTGAGGACTTTGGCAAGATGGCATACTCACCCACTTCCGCTGCCGCCACCTCTGCACCTTCAGGGCAACCCGCTGCCCCAACGCAACCTACTGCGCCAGCAGAACAACCTTCTACTCCTCAAGAACCATCCGCTCCAAGTTCCCCTACGTCTCCGTATTCTCCAGACAACCCTCACGCTCCAGAAGCTCAAAAGCAAAGTGAATCTGATCGTGCGGCTAAACAAGCCCAAGATGCAAAAAAGGCGATTCAAGAACAGAGTAAGATTAGCGGGAAAATGGCAAATGAAAAAGTAAAGGCTAGGAAAGAACTTGCTGATGCAGAAAGGGATCTTGAGTATGCAAGGAACCTAAAACCATCCACTTCCATTCAAGATTATGAAGCTCCTACTCCAGAGGAAGCAGCAAAACAATTTGAAGAAGCCAAACAGAAAGTGGATGCCGCTAAAGCAAAAATGCTTTGGTTCACTGCTCAAGACCCTTTGAGCGCAAAACTTTATCTACGGGAACTATCCGGGGATGAGCTTGAAACCTTTAAGAGAGATTATCTTGGCCCCGCAATCTTCAATGAAGCTGGGGGAGATCCAAAGAAAGCTGAAGACATAGCCAGAGAAAGAGGATATGACTTCTTCCTTTCACAATGAGCTATTTTGAACAACTTGCTGAACAGCAAAAAAGCAAACCCACTAATGAAAGCTCTAGTGGAGAAGGTTATTTTTACAAATTAGCAAAAGGAGGTGAACAAACCAATGAAGCACAAATCAGGAATGAGCCAGAAACCAAACTGGACAACCGGACACAACGACAAGCCCAAGAACAAGTCAATGCTGTCGGTGGAGAAACCAACGTACAAGCCAATGGACAGTTGCGTACCCAAGACGAAAGCCAGCGTCAACGCAATGACCAAGCCAGTGTCGGGCAACGGGACGGCAATTCCGTTCAACTGATAGGAGGTGAGCAAGATGCAGAAACAAAAAGCCAACAAGCCGATGCAGAAGGAAGTCAAAGGCCGGAAGCAGGGCAAGGCATATCAGGACAAGTCCCTCCGGGGAACCAAGAGGAAGTAGGAAAGGGCGGGGTTCAACCCCCCGCTCAAGGGTTTTTTGAAGAAATCAAAACTCCTCAAGGCCGAAAGGCAGCTATTGCAAGTGCTTTAGAAGAAGGCATTCCAATGGCTTTAGGGTCTGTGGCGGCAGGAGTTGTTGGCCCAGCGGCAACGGCTGCGTCTGCCCCGGTAGTTGGCCCTGCGGCTCCCCTTGTGGGAATTGGAGCAGGAGCGGCAACATTTCTAGCCACTCAAGAGTTGGCAAAGAAAGTTTTAGTAAAGCCAGTTGAGAGTCTTCTTGGGATCAAGGAAGACATTGAAGCGGCACAAGCCGAAGCTCCAACTGCAACAAAATATGGTGGATATGCTGGAATGGCCCCATTTGCAATTGAATCTGCGGCAGGGTTCTTAAAGACGGGAGCAGAAGCTGCTGCTGGGTTGGCAGGGGGAGAGGCCGTAAAAGAAGCTACCAAGGCCGTTGGTAAGAAAGCTGCGGCAGGACTAGCTGGAGGTGTTGCCTTTGAGCCTATCCGTTATGGATTTGAAGCCACGGAGAAAGGTCTTGGCATTACTGATGAAACTCCCAAACCAATTACCGGAGAGTCTTTGCTTGAGTCTGGATTGATGGGGGCAGTTTTGGGAGGCAAGGTTGAGAAAGAACTTGCCAAAAACGAAGCTGGAAAAAATGAAATTAAATCTGCTGGACTTCCCGAAACGGCAGAACTGGCAAGCAAGCTCAAGCCTGACGCAACCATTGAAAAAGAAAATGAAGTTGCGTTGGAAACAGAAAAAGAAAAGCCAAAGCAAGTCAGGATCGGGGCAGCGGCATGGAAGAATGACCGCACCGGGGCAATCTACTATGGGGAAAATCATGAAGCGGCAGTAGCGGCAGCAAGAAGGGATGCCCAAGATCCAGAGAATAAGGACAAGGTGGCAGTGGGAGATTTGCCAAAAGTGGACGTGACTGTTCCGGCTAATCGAGAAACTCCTGACTTTGGATACATCACCAAGGATGGAGAGTTCGTTTCAAGGGATGAAGCCCAAAAGTTTGCTGAACAATCCGGTCAATTTAAGGGCAAAACTACTGATCGTCCGGTCATGCACTCCAATGAAGTGCAGTTGGATTTCTACGAGAAGCCTTTGGAGCAACCTTCAGAGCAAGCAAGGCAACTGCCTGGAGCCGCCAGCAAGGGGCAATTCACCGAATCCCGCCTCACTGAAGCGGTGAAGGCAATGGACGATGCTGAAAAGGCAAAGGGACGACCCTTGGATGTGGGTAATGAAGGAGATAAGAGGGCTTGGATTGATGAGTTGAACAAGCGGTTTGACCCAGGATCATTCTCATTCAATGAGCTTAATTCCCTTTGGAATCAATCCCATGAGGCTTATCGAATCCGTAATGCGGCTGGAAAGACCATCCCTCCAGAGCTTGCTGTGCAACAAATCGGGGGAAACAGGATTTTAAGCCAGCGCAGGATTGCCACTAGGAACGAAGACATCAACAAGGAAAGGGCAAGCAAGGGGCTTCCTCCGGTAATGCCGGGGAGGGAGATCACTCAATCAGGGGCATGGAACACTGCCGCTGAAAAAATTGCTGAAGAACCTCAATACCTTTACGACTTGGTTTCCGATCTCAAGAAAAGCCCAAGGGCAGTCACGGCAGAAGAAACTGCTGCCCTCCAACAGCACATGGGAGAGATTCAGAACGATCTGGACTCCCTTTCCGAAAAGAGAAATTCAGAAACAGATCCTAATAAGCTCAAGGAAATTGACGCTCAATTTGACAAGAAGCTAGAAGACTTTGCGGACATTTCTCAGGTATACAAGAACATTGGAACTGAAACATCTGCCGGATTGAGGCAGAGGGCTATCTTTGCCGCTGCTGACTATTCCCTTCCTCGACTCATTGCCAGAAAAGAAAAGGCACTTCAGAGGAAACTCACCACCAAGGAATTGCGTGAGGCAAAGGCAGATTCCGACAAGGTGAGGAAACTTACTGATGAATTGGACGGGCTAAATAGTGAGCGGATTGAGAAGCGTCAGGATGCAGATATCCAAGCAGAGACCAAGCCACCCAAGAAGAAGTCTAACCTCACGGCAGACGAGCAGATTGAAAAGCATAAAGCCAAGCTGGAATCCCTGAAAGATCTACCGGAAGGAAAAGAAAAAGCCAAAAAGATTTCCTCTGCAATGAAGAAGCTGGCTACCGCAATCACTCAAAAGAGATTGGAGGAAGCTGAATCAAAAATGCGCAGAGAGCTTACGGAGGAAGAAGAAAAACAAGTTACAAGACCCCGTGATATTTCCCAAGCTACTCATGAGATTGCTTCATCCGTGTTGGGAGATAAATGGACTCTGAAAGATTCCCGCAATGCAATTTCTGGATATGGCATTTACGACTCTCCTGACAAAACAGGATTGAGTAAAGCTGTTAGTCGTTTGATCGGGGTAAATCGAAACATTGGCAAGATTGAGGATATCGTAAAGGAACTAGCCCCCCAGCGCACGGGCAAGCAAAGGTTAAAGCCTGGAGCGGAAGAACGATCCCTCCAAAAGAAAGTGAATGCTTTGATTCGTAGGTTCAACATCAAGGCTGAAGACCCAGAGAAGCAATTGCAGGGGGCAATGGAAGCGGCAAAGACCCGTGCAAGGAATGCCGTGGAAGAGCTTGAAGAGATTTTCCTCAAGGGAAGGCCATTAAATGAAGAGGCTAGGGTTCAGATTGCCAATGAAGATCCAGACCTTGCCGATCTGAAAGGCGAGATTGCCGGACTCAAGCAACTCATTGAAGACACTTACGGCAAAAAAGAAATCCCAATTGAGCGGAAGATTAAGTCTTTGGAGAAGATTTACGATGGTCTGATTGAGCGATATGAGAAGGAAATTGCCTCTGGGGAAGTGTTCAAGACCACAACAAAGGGGGAGAAGCTGACCAGTGAAAAACTTGAGCAACAAAGGGAAACCCTCAAGAACCTCCGTGCAGAACGCCAGCATATCCGTGATGCCGATAGCTTGAGGCAGGAAACGCTCAAAGTTGCTAAAGCAGAGAAGCGCATTGCGGAGATTTCAAAAATTCTTTCAGGGGATGTGGTTGATCCCAAAACGGGCAAGAATCTTGCAGAAGGGCCGGAGTCCCAGCGGGTAACTGAACTCCGCGCAGAGGTGGCTAAAGCTGAAGCTGACCTTAAAAAATATCGTGACTCGTTAAAGGTAAAGAAGACTGAAGACGAAAAACTTCTTGATGCACTTAACAAGAAAAAAGAAAACGCAGAAGAGAGGCTTGCCAGAGTGCAGACCGGAGAGGCAAAGGAAAAGCCGGAACAAAAAGTTGCTCGTACTGCTGAACAGAAGGAAGTCCAAAAAGAAATTGATTCCCTAAACAAGCAGATCAAGGAATATCAGGAAGCCAACAGGAAGCGCAAAACCGAAGAGGAGAAGCGGGAGTCCTTGCTTGAGCGTCAAATTAAAAATCAAAAAGAGATCCTTGCCAAGCAGGAGATTAAGGCAAGGGAAACAAAGACCAAGCCAACAAGCCCCCGCATTGAGGAGTTGGAAAAGGAGCTTGCCACCCTCAAAGATCAAACGATGAACGAGGATTGGTACAAAACTCGGAAGGAAGCAATTGCCCTTCAAGCCTACAAGAATCGAGTCAACACGCAGATTGAGGAAGCCAAACGTAGGCTTGCCGAAGGAGATTACTCCAAGGCAGAAAGGAAGGAACTGAAGATTGATGAGGAAGCTAGGTTGAAAAAACTTGAGCTTGCCGAACTCAAAGACAAGATTCGCCAGAACATCACTCTTGAGGAATGGAAGAATCGTCCTCCTCTCCAGAAAGCAGTTGATGCCACCATCAAGTTTAAACGAGCAGCAGTTTTGTCCTATCTCTCCACTTGGGCAAAGCTCACGTCTGCCTCTCTTGAGATTCCTCTTCTCCGCATTCCATCTGCTGTGGCAGGAAAGGTGTTGGAGAAAACCCCGTTCTTTAAGGAAATTGCTCAAAAAGCCAGACAGGAATACGGCACTCCCTTGGACAAGGATGTGGCGGCATATACCAAAGGACTTGTTTCTGGGTGGAAAGAATTCAGCAATATTGCCTTTAAGTTGGGTAGGTCAGAACTGGATCTTGAGTATGGGGACACAAGCCTGATCCCATTGGGGGCATTGGATGTTCCAGGCAAGATCCACGAAGCAATCAAGAACCCTACCAAGAAGGCGAACTACGAATTGGCACTTTCCCGATATCTGCAATGGGCAGTCAGGGAAGATCCAAGCATTGACATTAAAGACCCAGTGCTTTTGGAGAAGGCAGGAATTGAAGCGTACAAGGAAGCCAATGCTTCCATCTTCCTTCAAGACAATGGGTTAGTGAATAAATACAACCTCCTTGTAAACAAGATGAAGGAAAGTGATAGCTGGAGGCAAAGGCTTGCTGCTCGATTCCTTGAGTTCAATATCCCAATTGTTCGTATCCCAGCCAACATTGTGAAGGAAGCCCTTGAGTATCAGTTTGGTTTCTTCACAGGAACCAGCAAGGCAATCCGCATGAAAATGAGCAAGGAGATAGGTAAACGCCTTGAGGACATCTCCCCGGAGGATGCTGACCTGATCATGCGTCAGATTAAGAAGGGAAGCGTGGGTCTTATGGCAATGGCTATTGGATATGCCCTTCCCGATTACTTTGGTGGATTCTACCGAAAGGGGGCAGAAAAGGATGAGGAAGCACCGGAATACGGAGCTATTGGGCCTATTCCCAAAACCCTCCTGCACCATCCTGCATTTGTTCCATTCCAGATAGGGGCCACCATTCGGAGGGTATGGGATGATACCATGATGGATCGAGCCACGTTTGGTGATGACGCTTCCGCAATTGCCCGTGGGTTTGCAGAAGGTCAGATGGGATTACTTGAAGAACTTCCTTTCGTGAACCTATCCCGTAACGTGGGCAAGTATGTTGACCCAGAAAGAATCACCGACACTGCCGGAGAATTCACGAAATCAATGGTTCCTGGGTTCATCCAAGAAGCCGCAAAGGTGATGGACGTACCGGAGAATAGCGTGGGAGAAGTTTTAAAAACATTGTTCTGGGACAAGAAAGATGTTACTAAACGGCAAGCTGAAACCTACTTGGATCACGTTAAAGAAGCACTTCCTGTGTTGCGTGAACAAGTACCAGAGAAATAATGGCAACTTCCAAACCTCCAAAACAACCTCCTTTCCCACACCCTCCTCTTGAGCAGGGAGTGGCGCAGTACCCTACGCCCGTAGTACCCAACTACAACGACAAGAAGGGCGGCTGGGGGCTTTCTGATCAGGGTCATATCGTATTGGTGGAGCGGGTGAGTATTGAGAAAGGCAACTTCAACCCTCAACCTCTGGATGGCACGGTCATTTACACCGGAAGGGATGCAAACAAGTGGCCCTCCACCCTCTATCTCGTAGCGGAAAAGCCCACTCCAGATGGTGAATTTATCTATAGGTTCTGGGCAAATGATCGTTCATTGGCCTCCCAAGACCCTTGGAATTATGGGATCAAGTATGATGCCGGAGATCCCAACTTCCCCGAATACATCCGTGATTACATTGTGCCAAGGAGTCAGTATGCTCCTGCGGATATTGGAACTAAAGATCCGGTGTTTGGAGCAGGGCAACCCATCACCCTTGCGGTCAACAATACCACTCACATTGCCACGGTAAGTGGAACTGGATTCAATCTGACAATTGGATCAGCTATCACGATCTATAGCACCACGGCTCAAACCAATAGTTTGCTTGGCCCATTCACGCTTCTAGCCACTCCTCCACCTACCTCCACCAGACTTTACTTCACTGCACCAGCAGGGGCTTCTGTGCCTACCGGGAGCTTGTTTATCAACCCAACGGTGATTAGTGAGCAGGAGATGTCGCCATTGCCAGAGGACAATCCCTTGCGATCTAGGTATGTGGCAGTAAGGAGGATCTACGAGCCTATCCCTGGGGCGGTGCTTATTACCAATGAGAACAAGCCGGGACTCATGGGCATCATTCAGAAGAATGATCAACTGGTCACTGCCCAGACCCAACCCAATTCCCTTTCGCTAGACACGGCAGATGGAAGCGTGTTGGAGTCTACTGTGGAACACGTCAGTGCGGCAAAGTCCAATCTGACAACCATCTACACTACTGGCCCATACGAGTTGGACGGTAACCTGTACGATGATTTCTCACAGTTGAATCTGGTTCACAGGGAGTTGATTGTGCCAGCGGGAACTGCTGCCCTCACTGATGCGTCTTCTGGATACGGAGGGGGAGCGAATGGATATCTATTGTCAGCAAGGGATGAACCTATTGATGCCAGCAAGACCAAACGCACGATTGTGTCGGTTGCTTCTCTTCCTCCTAGTCGAATAGAATATAGGACAGGAACATATACAACCCCCACGTTAATTAAAGGATTAAATATCCAGGGATATAATCTTTCTTGCGGTGCAACAACAGACATTAGAGTGGTTGTTCAGCCTGTTTCTAGGGCATCTCAAACAAAACCAACCACATTCAAAACAGTAACAAGTTATAGTTATGGCGCACCAACCACTACTGGTGATTGTTATTTGTTTTCTCCGGTATTGCAACAATTGGCATACACTGGGTTGTTTGTTAATTTTGATTTAGGTGGCGTGTTAAATGATCCAATAGATTCAACAACTACTCCTAATACAAAAATCTGTTATTCTTGCACCAGTGGAGGGGCATCGCAGGGATGTGAAAATATTAAATTTGATGCTTCATCACCATTTTCTGCGACAGATTACATAACGCTAATCAATGGTGGTACTGTCCAGAAAACCATTGGACAAACTTCTGGAACATTGTGTCCTGCTACTTTAACCACATTTACTGGCCCTTATGTGCCTATTTCTTGGGATTCTAAATATTGGAAAGCTGGAATTTGGGAAATAAAAACAACATACGTTAAATTATTCTAATGGAATTTTATCAACCAACCCGCCCATCGTCAGACGAATCGGCACTATCGGCAGGAGTGTCGTATAATTTCAATGGGCAAATTGCTGCAGGGGGAGTTTCTTACAAAGGGGTGTATCCATCTCCTAATCCTCCTACTCAATCACCGGGGCAAACAGTCACCTTGCAAGTTTGCGTGAATGGAGTGGCAAAGCAGATTGACGTGTATGCCGCAGGGCTACCTTACTGATTATGTCATTTAATGTTTTGGGGCTTTTCCCCGGATGTTTTGTTCCCACTAATGATGGAACCCTTGTGGGGCCAGGAACAAATTTTCCTTTTGGATTTGTGTTGGATGATTTGATGCGGTTTTATTGGAGGCGCAACTGGAACACGTTTGAACTTAGATCAGACATATCGGCAACGGTGGTTGCAGGATCAAGCAGTGATTCAATTTCCCCGATCAACACGGTTATTGCTGGAAATTATGATCCAACAGTTTCCACTTATCATGATTTAGTTTGCGGCAGCAGTATCACTTTACCATATGTGCCTGGAGATCCTTTACGACTTGAAATTAGCCTTCAATTAGATGCGGCTCTTGGAGTAATTTACAATGGTTTATATTATCCTTATTGCGTTTCTTATATGTTAGTGCAAATAGGGGTAGCATCATATCCACAAGAAGCTCAAGTTGGATTTCAATGGTCATCTTCCTACAGTCAATCATATATCAATACGCAATTGGCATCAACCCCAGGCGCATTTCAAAAGAACATAAACTTCATCATAGATGGATTACCTAGCTGCACATTTCAAGTGCTTGGTTATGGAGTAGTTTTACAATACGGTGGAGGCACTGCCAGCCTTTCAATATCCCAAGTTCAGATGAATGCCGGAGGCACTTGGAGTTATCCTACTTGACATCCATCTTGTCGGAATGTAAACCAGACCTACTGAAATGATAGTAGCAATTGCATACCACAATGGTGATCTTCCGCTCATGCGGAGATGGGCGAATCGAGTCAAGCAGCTTGGCCCATACATGAACCATGAGATCATCCTATCTCCGGTCAGGGGAGTGACCACTGACGGTATCCTCCTTCCCCTAGAGAACTGCTTTAGGAAAGTCCATATCGTTCCAGCCAATCACTCCGAACAGGGATGGCCCGTGAGTTGCAATAGGGCATTCCAGAACATTGCTTGGCATTCAACGCTCGTCACCAGGCAATCATTCCTCTTTATGGAGCCTGATGCCATTCCTCTTTGCGAGGGATGGATTGACCAGATTGAGGCAGAATATCGTCAGTGCCAACGTCCATTCATGGGAGACTTTGTGGATCTATCCTCTGCCGATATCCCCGGAGGGATTGACCACATGAGCGGGATTGCCGTGTATGATTGGAATCTTTCCCAGACTGCCTCCCGTGTGTTCAACTGCGTGTCCAACATCAAGTTTGCCGATGGGCATACCAAGGAAGAGGAATATGCTTGGGACATCTTTGCTGCTTCCGACATCGTTCCCAAGATGCATAGGACTACCCTGATCCAACATGATTGGAGGGGAACCAGTGACCGATCCCATGAGTGGCGCAAGAATAACGTGGAGCCTTCCTTTGTGAGGCCAGGGGCAGTTATTTACCATCCCGATAAGAAGGGAGTTCTTTTAAACGATGGGCTTGCTGGCCCGTCGAGTAGTGTGCAGGGAGATCCTGCGACGGGGGGTGATGCGATAACTACCTCCTCATTTAATCACGACGAGCCAGCTCCTATTGATGAAAAAACAACCGAAATACAACAAAAAGCTCCCTTGGCAGGGACGAAAGAAGCTCAACTTGGAGCCATTGACAACGCAATCAACGTCCTTGCCTTCCACCACAATCTCGGCGGCTGGAACAGAAAGCACGTCAAAGAAAGCCTCGTCAAAGCCGGATTCGCAAAAGCCTCGAAAGTCAAGCGTGTTGGAAAGAAAGTTCGCCCTTCTTTGGTCAACGCTTAAAGGGGAAAGTCTTGTAGAGGAGCATAGGTTTCATCCGGTCAGGAAGTGGAGGTTGGACTTTGCCCATCTTGAAACCAAGGTGGGGATTGAGTTGCAGGGAGGCGTGTTTAGCGGAGGCCGTCATGCCAGAGGATACGGAATCGTCGGAGACTATGAAAAGGGAAATGAAGCTATTTTTTGCGGTTGGGTGATTATCCAGCTATCTGCAAAGCAGATCACCACGGAGAACATTGAGAAAATTCGTGAGTTGATTGCAAAAAGATCGTTAAATAAATAAATTATTGCGGCTATTCGCAAAACCTATTGACAAAAGTAGCAAAAATTTGCTAATCCAAGAATTGCTGTATCTCATTTAACGATGAGAAGGGGGTCGCTCCCCAATAAAATAAACTGGCTGTAACTGGAAATCGCCTACCAGAAAAAACAGAATCGGGCATCACGCTTGATTCAAAAACAAACTTTAATAAGAAAACTCTTATTAAAACAAACCACATTACTCTTTAATAATCATGTCTGCTACTATTTCATGCTCTACAGTGAATGACATCTTTGAGCGGGAAACTTCCCGTTTCAACGTTGACATTTACGAGCGTTATTCCGTGGATGGCCCTTGGGGTCGTCTAGTGCGTGTTGGCAAGTTCCCTCTTGGTATGGGCACAACCCTGACTGAAGTCACGGTTGAGCGTGTGCTTTCCGGTAACTTTGAAAACACCTGGGCTAACGTTTCCACCTCGTCTGGACTTGGCTCCCCCAACAACGTTGCGGGCTGCAATCCTACTCCTAACAGTCTCAACTTTGGTCAGACGCTCCGTACTTGGCAGCTTCAGACCCAGGCTTATCAGACTCCTTGCATCTGCTTGGACGATCTGAAGACTGCGTTCCAAATCGAGGCACAGGTTGGAAAGACCGTTGATCAGCTTACCCAGTTGACCAAGACGGTTCTGGACAATCGTCGCCGTGCAGAGTATCTGCGTATCGTTGGAAAGTCGGTTGCCGGAGATGTGACCCAGACTGTTTATCAGTCCGCTACCATCAACGGAACCACTGTTCCCAATGCGCTTTACAACAGCGTCACTGGCAATGCGATCCCCGCTCCTACGGCAAAGCTCTCACAGGACTTCCTTGATGTCCTGCGTGTTCAGCTTATCCGTGACGGTGCTGGTCACAATGCCCTCGGTAAGGAGAACGGTGTTCCAGTGCTTGGTCTGATCACCTCGCCCGAAACGAGCCGTGATCTGCTCCGCAACAATGCTGATCTCCGTCAGGATATCCGCTATGCCACCCCTTCGGAACTCATTGCACCTCTTGGTGTGGAGCGTTCCTTCCAGGGTTACTACCACCTGATTGATCTGGAGCTTCCTCGCTTCGTGTTCAGCAACAACCAGTGGGTACAGGTTTATCCTTACATCCAGCAGTCCACGAACAATGGATATAGCTGGGAGATCAACCCTGCCTACAACGTTGCTCCTTACGAGGTTTCGTATGTGTTCCACCCGGACGTGTACGAGGAGAGCGTTCAACAGGTTGGGCCAAACATCCCCGGTGCGCCGTTCGACGATTATCCGTACTACTATTCCGGTCAGTTCTTCTGGCTGAATATTAGGGATGCCGTGAATAACCCGCTGGGTAAGATCGGTCGTTGGCTTGGAATCTTCCAGAGCGGAAGCCGCCCGATTGCTCCGTACCTTGGTCGCGCTATTATCCACAAGCGTTGCCCATACGACGTTAGCTTCGTCGGTTGCTACTACTCCTAATCGGTAGTTAATCAAGAAGGGGCCATCAGAGAAATCTGGTGGCCCTTTTCTTTTGCCCTTGACCCATCTAGCTCCTAGCCTTTTACTTTGATTGCGTATGTCTGCTATCACCCAAAACCTTTATATTGAACAGGGAACTGATTACTCTGTGGTGGTGAATGTGACCAATACTTCGGGAGGAGTGTTTGACCTTACAGGGGCCACGGCAGCTTCAGTTATTAAATCCCCAACTGGCACTCTCATTGAATCATTTACCACGTCAATCAATCCTTCTGCGGGAGTGATCACGCTTTCTCTCACCGGAGCCACCACTGCTGCGGCATCCATTACCGGAGCGGCAAAGTGGGATTTGATTGTGAAGTTAAGCACAGGCAAGTTCTATCGACTGATCCAGGGTGATGTGTTTATTTCCCCTGCTCAATCCACGTTGAGTTAAAATGGCTAATTTTTATTTTAATGATTCTGAAACGCAAGACCGTGATTACAGTCAGTCTTTAAATTGGTTTTACGGAAGTTTTACTGGCACTCCAGCATACGGTATTCCATCAACCGGAGATAATGTTTATTTTGATGGTGGATATGGAACAGGAACAGTAAATGCAGATGCCCTCGGATGGGGAATATCTCACGGATGCACAAATGCCACATTTGATCATGGATTTAGCTTTCAGATTCCATTGATTTGTAATCTTGCCACATTCAATAATTCTTCAAATATCTTTTATGTTGATGGTAGCACTCTTAATGGATCAATATTAAAAGCCACAGGAAAAGCAGGGAATGCTGTTTTTAATACTGGGTCTTGGAACAATGGCCGAGGATACATTCAAGGCAATGCCACATTCAATTACTTAACTGCCACCAGTGGGGCAGTAGTTGACTCAACTGGATATGGTTGCGGAATTGTGCAAGGATACTGCTACGATCACACTGGAGCATCCATCACATCTTGGAAATTCCAAACAACAAATTTACAAGGATATTTTAATTGTCCGCATATAACTTCTGTTTATTTTTACAATTCTTCTCAAAATAACTATGACGTTAATTTAAATGGAGGCATTGGAACCATTAACCCAATTCCTGTTTATTTTCATAATAACTCTCAAAACAATGGAGTTACAGGGTCAATAACAGATGGTGGAACTTCATATTATTATGATAATTCTATAAATAATGGATTTTCTTATGGGCAAGCCTATATAGAGTCTCCAAACCCAAATCTGGTAATGCCGGGACAGTTTCCAGACAATCCTCCAATTTATGTTGGATATAATATTGCAAAATTCTTAAACTCATCTTCTGATGGAAATTATTCAAATGTGTCAAATTGGGCAGATGTTGTGAATGTTCCTTTAGGAAGGCTTCCACTTTCAACGGAAACAATTTTAGTTAGTAGTCAAAACATTACATCAGACAGCACCGGAGCAGCTTACAGCACAGGATGTGCTTCTGCATATTTTACATCTTGTCAGCTTGGAGTTAATTTAAAAGTTACAGGGTTATGTCAATTTATATCTGGATCAATAAATAAATACACGCTTACTGGATCTGCTAGTTTTTTAAGTTCATCTTACAACCTTGGAACAATTACCGGAAATGCCACGTTTTCATATTTAACTGCATCAAGTGGGAATGTGGTGGATACAACTTTTTTTGGATGTGGAACTGTATTGGGAAATTGCCTTGATTCAAATGGAGCAACAATAACGTCTTGGTCATTTCAAAATACAGACCTTGAAGGCACAATAAATTGCTCCTCAATTACTGCTGTTAATTTTTATTTATCTTCTAAAAACGTTGGGTCTGTATATCCAACGGCATACTTTTACGATTCATCCTCAAATGCCAATCTTGTTGCAAATAATGCTTATTTTTATTCGTTGTCAATAGACTCCGCAGGAGGATCAGTTGGTGGTGATGGATATTTTTATTCTACTAACACACAATCAGGAACAACTTCTGGTAATGCGTATTTTTATTATCCAGCAATAAATCCAACTTCTGAAACAGTATATGGAACCATATTTTATTATGGATATCCAGGTTCTCCAAATGCAATTACAAACATATCCCTAAACCCATCCACGATTGGAGCCACTGTTACTACGCCCCTCAATACTTCAACAGTAAGAACAACAGTAACTACGCCCCTCAATACTTCAACAGTAGGCACTACCATCTCCGTAGTTCTTTCCGCTTGACCCCCTACAAATAACCCCTTACAAATCACCATTATGGCTCTTCTTTTTACCATCCCCAAGGATTACAATCCTCCCTCCGGCTCCAAAGAGGGAGTAGAGTTCTCCGACATGGCTACCTTCAAGTTTGATGGTAAGGACATGATGCTCCTCTCCGTGGGTCAGGACAAGACTCCTATCCTCAATCGAGAAGTTAAGGATGAAAAGCCCAAGGGAGCTAAACAGGCCGTGAAGGAGCAGCTTTCCGCTATGGAAGACAAGGGCGGGAATGAAGAAATGGAAGACACGGGCGATCAATACCAGGAGGAATAAACCATGAGTGGCTATAGCTTTTACCAACCCCAGTACGCAAACCCCAACGATGGGGAGCTTATCACCCTGTGTAAGATCCTTGAGACTCTTGCTGGCAATTCTGGGTCAGAACAACCTCCTGTTACCGGATCAATCTCCACCGGATCTGGAACTTTAATCGTTGATGCAACTGATGTTTCCACGCTGGCATTCTCCACAACTGCCGCTTCTTCTGGGACAATCACGATCTCTGCATCTGTTGATGGAACAAGTTACCTCAACACTTCCTATGTGGCCCTAACCACTGGAGGCACTTCTTCCAGCTTTAATGCCGCAACTGCCACCATTGGGCAGATCAACACCGTTGGCATCTCCTACATCAAGTTCACGGCAAGTTCGCTTGTTGGCACAATCAACATTACCACGGTTGGAGCCGCCACGGTATCCAACGTGATGCTGGATAACCCGCTTCCTGCTGGGACAAACGTGATTGGTGTGGTTGGAACTCAAGCAGCAAATGGTGCGCTTACCATGACCAATAGCTCGGTTGGAGCTACTTCAGCCACTTTGCTTGCGGCTTCTACTGCAACCAAGACGCTCACGATTCAGAACACTTCTGCTTCCAACACCCTGTACGTCAGCACCACATCTCCAGCCACTTCCACTAACGGAATTGCAATTGGAGCAGGAGTTGGGTATCAGTTCCCATATGTGCCAACCAATGCCTTGTATTGTTTGGGATCTGCCGCTTCGACCACTTACACGATCTGGTACGCTTAATAGCGGCCCCATAGATTATGGGTTTTATTTTAAATCAGAAGTTTAGCGATGGAGGATTCTTAAATCTGAATGTATCTGCTGCACCTTCTGGCTATACAATCAATTATTTGTTAGTTGGAGGAGGTGGAGGAGGATCTGGATCTGGAGATACATATCCTTATAGTGGAGGAAATGGAGGCAATGTTTATAGTAGTATATTTAACAGTTCTCCACTAATAGCAAATAGTGGAACAACTTATAGTATTGTTATTGGAGTAGGAGGATTGGGTGGATTTTACGTTGGAAATAATGCAGGAAACGCTTACAATTCTGCCACAGTTGGTGGTACTACTCAATTAAAAAATGGCACAACTGTAATAAACCAAGGTAGAGGTGGGGGAGTTCAATCTGTTGGATCATTCTATGGTGGCAATGGGGGAGGAGTTAATGGCGTGGCAGGTCAATCAAATGGAATTGGAGGAAACGGAACCACAGATTCAATTACTGGAATTTCTGTTTATTATAGCGGGGGGGGGCATGGAGGATTTAGTGCAATTTCTGGTTTAGGATCTTATGGACAAGGAGGAATTGCTGATGCGGCAGGACATGGATACAACGCATCAAATGGAGTTGTAATTCTTTCAATCCCAAATTCAAATTATACTGGAATAAAAACAGGAAGCCCAATAGTAAGTTCAGATGGTGCTGGACATACAATCCTAACATATACAGGAAACGGAACATATACTTCATAATTATGGCCGCTTTTACATCTTTAGATTCAAACAATCTTGTTATTGATATTGCAATAATTTCTGATGAAGAATGTTCAACAGAACAACAAGGAATTTTGTTTTGCCAAAACTTTTATGGAGGAGGAAATTTTGTTCAGACTTTTCCAGATGCTTCAAAAAGAAAAAAATATGCAAGAATCGGAGATTATTATGATCTCAATACCGATGCTTTTTATTTTGCTGATATTACCCAAAACAATACTACTCCTTGCAGATGGGTAAACCTTCCAAATCAAACATCATATTGCGTAAATTACCGAACAGCATCTTCGCTGTTTACTGGGTTAATTGCCTCCACTTATTTTGGAGCCACGCACGATACAACTAAACAGACGGCACAGAATTTATTAGATTTACACATTTCTTCTGCCCCTAGTGGAACTCCCTATTCCGTAATTAGAGATCCTATAGATCGGTTTATTTCTTCCTATGCCCTTTCAACAGGAGGAGTCCCCGCTTGGTTGCCTGTAGATCAGTTTATTGAATGGTTGATTAAGCAAGACAAAACCAAACTAAATCCTCATTTTATGCCTCAAGTAAATCTTGTAGGAATACCAGAACCAAC